GCCGCGCCCAGGTCGCCGAACTTGGGCGCTAACTCTCCAAACTGCGCACCCAACCCGCTGAACGCCTCTTTCAGCCGTCCAAACGCCGGCGCCATGAACGCCATGAACTGCTGCCAGACCGTCTGCACAGTCGTGACGAACTGCTGAAACGCCGTGCCCGTCTCTGCCATGAACTGCCCGATGGCCGCAACCGGCGCCTGCATCGCTTCCGGCAAGTGGGTCAACCAGTCGTTGAGATAGTCCCCATCTTCCGCAACGGCAATCAGATATTTCCCAAGCGCCTGCAACGTCGGTGCAATGGCGCTCACCGCCGCAGTCGTCGCCGCGCGAATGCCCATGAAGTCGCTCGCCCACGCCGCTGCCAGCCCGCCGACCGCCAGCACAATCAACCCGACAGGAGACAAGAGCGCACCTAACACCGCCCCGATCCCGCTGATTGCCAGCATCACCGGGCCAGCCGCCGCAAGCACGGCAAGGAACGCCAGCGCAGCATTGCGCACCGGCTCGGGCACGTTTGCAAACTGCGCAATCAAATCAGCAGCTTGTCGAATCAGATTCCCCAACGCCTCTGTAAAGGGCAGAAACGCCGAAATCAACGTACTTTCAATCGTGCCCTTCAAGTACGCAATCGCACCCGAAAGCCCCTTCATTCGAGCGCCTGCAACCGCCTGCGCCGCGCCAGCTTCGTTGACCGCTTCCTTCATCCGGTCAAACTCTCCGCTGCCCTCTCTGAGCAGGATGTTGACCGCACGAATCGCATCAGCGCCAAAGATGGTTGTCAGCGCCTGGTTGCGCTGCGCATCGGTCATCGTCCGCATCACCGTCGAGGTGGTTCCGCCGATGCTGGCCAGCCCGGCGTATTCCGCCTGAGCAGCGGCAAGAACGGCGTTGAGTTCCTCCAGTTTCTTCGCCCGCTTTTCGTCGTCAAGCGTTGCGCCCTTGATGCCGCTTTGGTAATCAGCAATACTCCGTTGCGTACTGTCGATGGTCTTTCCCAAATATTTCATACGGTCGGCTTGTTCGCCAGTCAAGTTACTGGAGGTGACGGTGACGGCCTGCGTGTCGTACAGTGCTTTCTGCAGATCAGCCATTACATCTGGCAAACTGCGCATCGATCCCTCGGCGTCGTAGACTTCAACACCAAGCGCTTGTATCGCCTTTGCCGCATCGTCAGTGGGTGCGGTCAGCCGCATCAGCATCGTCTTCAGCGACGTGCCCGCATCGCTCCCCTTCAAGCCGTTGTTGCCCAGAATGGCAATCGCCGTTGACAGGTCATCGATGCTCTGCTTGTTGCTGGAAAAAACCGCCGCCGACATCTGAAACGCCGTCGCCATGTCGGTCACTTCCACCGAGGATGCGTTGGCCGCCGCTGCCAGCAAATCAGCCACGCGCCCGGCTTCTTCAGCCGGAAGATTGAACGCATTCAGCGCATTCGCCGCAATCTCTGCCGCTTGCGCTACGCTCAGATTTCCTGCCGCTGCCAGGTCAAGCACGCCGGCGATGCTCGCCATCGCCTCATCAGCCGACATGCCAGCCTTGCTCAGTTCCAGCAACCCATCTGCCGCCTCGCCCGCACTGAACGCCGTATCGCGACCCAGTTGCAGCGCCTTTTCACGCATCGCATCCATCTGTTCAGCCGTCGCACCCGACACGACCTGAATCTGATTCATGCTCTGCTCGAAACTGCCAGCCGCTGCCAACCCCGCGCCGGCAACCGCCATCAATGGCGCGCTGATTGCCAGGGACATCGTTGTCCCCACACTGCGCAGCGTCGAAGCCAGCGAAGCGACAGACTTCTCCGCTTCGCCGGTTCCGATCTGAATTTCACCGTAGGCTGACCCCAATGCAACTGCCATTACCAAACCCCAGATTCTGGAATTGCCATGCGCTTCACATCTGGCATTGCCATCGACCGATAGCCGCTTGTAGGCGCATCGCTCAACAGGTCGCGCAGCCGATAGACAGGTCTACCTTGCTTGTCCCGTTCCGCCAACTTCCCTTCGACCCACACACCGAGCGCCCACACCGCCACGTCAAGTTGATATGCGTCCCAGGAATCCGGCGCTAACCCAAGAAAAGTCGACGGTCGTTCTCCATACCGCCGCGCCACTTCATCAAGCTGCCATAAGCTCTGCTTGTTCGCCACGAAAGGGCGACAGCTTGGCGCTCACCGCCGATGCCCAGTTGAAGATTGCCAGCTTGTCTTCGTAGGGCAACTCCGTCGCATCCAACCCTTCCGGCGCCGCCAAACACGCCATGCACACGATGTTGAGCAGTTCGGCAAACCGGGCAAGCTGCTCCAGGTCACTGCTGACCACGCCGCCGCTTTTCATCATCTCGTTGATCTGCGGCGCCAGCGTCGCTGGAACCTTCCCTTGTGCAGCCAGGTCAAGCATTCCCACTTTGCGCAATCGCACTTCCAGCCCGCTAGGCAGCGTAAACGCCTCACCGGACTGTTGCTTGGCGCGCCATTCTTGCAGATTCATGCATCACCTCACGAAGTGGGCAGGCTGGTTGCAGTCTCATTCTGGACAACGTCATAGATTCCGTTCGTGCCGTCATCGACAGCGAGTCCAGAACATGAAGTCACAAAGAACTGCCCATCGGAGAATTCGCCTTCCAGCGGTTCGGTGAGCTTGGCCTTGTAAATCTTGACATGCACATCGTCGATTCCGTCGCCAAGCGACTTGCCGTAGATTTTGAAGTAGGGATACGGCGTCCCAGCGTCAGCGTTCAACGTCGTGGTGCGATTCGGTGTTGTACCTGTCGATGTCACCGTGCGCCCGGTCAGCAACGCCCATGCTTCGAGCGCAATCCCACCTACCGACAGTGACCATTCCAGCGCATCAGAATACGCCACGACCGCAACGGTTTTATCGTCGCCCGACAACTCCCCGCTCTTGACGCGCTCCTTGAAGCTCATCGTCATCGCGTTGGGCAACGACACAACCGTCGTCCCCCGGACCAGCTTGATTTCGTGCAAGCCGAACGGCTTGTTCCCGTACCCTGCCATCATTCACCTTCCTGTTCTGTCATAGCCGGTTCAACCGGCGCCATTACCTCGAACTCGCCATCCGTGCGCAGCGTCTCCGCCAGCGCCTGGTCAGCGACTTCCTGCACAAAGCCATTCTGAGCATTCCACTCATACCCGTCTACGATACGCCGCCCGGCCAGCCCGACATAGCGCACCGTCACTGCATTCGTTTCCATCTCTCACCTTTCCATCGTCACCACAAACCGGCTGACCGCCATCGCTGCGCCCAACGGTTCGTCTTCCTGGTCAAGCACATCATTTGCATGGCGCACCTCGTAACTGCCTGTCACCTTGACCCGATGCAACAGCGCATAGACCCGCCGCCGCGCCGCTTCGGTGTTCGTATAGCCGTGTCGGTCATAGAAGTAAATGACCACGTACAGCCGTCCGCTGTCGCGATGCACACCCCACGGCGTTGCCGTCTCTTGCTTGACCAGAGCGCACGGCTTTAACTCTTTGTTTCCGTCAAACGCCGCTGGCGTCGTCTGTCGGCTGATTTCCTGCGCACGATGGACACCACCGGTCAGGATTGCGGTCAGCGGCGCATCGTTTTGCAGTAGGGCAGTGATTGCGTCAATCATCCAAAAATCGCCTGTAGGTCTGCGTACACGTCCGGCAGGTGCGCTTCAATCGTCGGCATGATGATGGCGTACTTGCCGCCATGCGCCAGTTCCAGCCACTTGCCATAGTCAATGTCGGCGCCATGACTCAAGTAGATGACAACCAACTTACGTGCAACGTCGCGCTCTGCTGTCCCAAACAGCCCCGTCCGTGCATTTCCCGTGCGGTCTGTCCACGGCGCGCCAGATCGCGCATCATTCTGCATCGCCGTCGCAATCCGCCCCGCCACCGCTGTCACCGCAACCAACACCCTGTCGCCGTACATCTCGATGGCACGCGCCAGACCCTCCGGCGGCTTCACCCAGCGAATCCTACTTTCGGCTGCCATACCACATATACGCCCACAGCACTGCGCTGAAAAAATAGGCTGTCGCTGCCAAAAACAGCGCAGCCTGCCAACCAACGTCAGACCACTCACGCACCTGGCTGTAAAACAGCGGCACCGGCATAAACAGCAATCCGAACGCCGCTGCAAACGCCGTCCGATGCCATGGCGGAAGCCGCACCGCCATCCGCACATCGCTGGACAGCGCACCAACTTCTTGTCGCAGCGCGCCTATCTCACGGTCGAATCGCCGTTCCAGCCTATCGATCTTGCCGCTCAACCGTGTGCCCCACTCGTTGAGCATTAACACCGTGCGCGCTTCTGTCGCATCATCCTGGCCGCTGGCGTGAAACAAAAGGTAGTTCTGTCCCTGTCCGGGTTTTGACGCATTGAACGCTGTCACCACATCGCTGCTTTCAGCCAGCGCCTGTGCCAGCAACGCCCCCGTCTGGTATGCCGTTGCATCGTCAATGTCAGCCTGCGTCGTAATGACTGACACTTCCAACTCATAATGCAATTCCAGACCAACCAACCGCGACGCGCACGTGTTCAACACCACTAACCAGGCGCCCGACGCACGCACCACCGCTGTCAAATCGCTGACCGAGATATGCCCGTCTGACAACTGAATCCCTGCCGGATCGCCGTGCGTAGCAAACCACACCACGTCCCACGTGTGACCGCGCAGTGCATCCAACACATCGCGCCGTGTCACCGTCCCGTTCAGAATTACCGGCCGCAGCGCCAGCGACACCGCGCGCACTTCATCACCAACCACCGGCAATCCAGACTCAGGAGCTATCAGCAATACGTTCATTGCACCATCCGTGCTCTTGCTCTCGTGCCAGCGCGTCGGTTGGGCGCGACAACCTTCACCTCGAACAACACGCCGTCAACGGTAAACCGATCCCCCGGCGCAATATCCAGTGTCACGCCGCCGAGAATAGTGATTTCCAGCAGCGCCGCTTCCAGTTCACCAGTCGCCAGCGACGCCGCTTGCCGCCCGGCCTGTGCAATTCGCAGCGATTGCGCCGCCAACGTCGTTGACCCGCGCCGCAACGCCACGCTCACCGCATTGTCACCGCGCAGAATGTCCAGGTCGGCTTGCATCAGCGCCCAATCGTCAAGCGTCATCAGCCCCATGCACGCACCCCAAACCCACGCTGCGCTTGCACATCTCGACGATACGCCGTCAGCAGCGTTCCTGCCTGCTGTCGCAATCCGTTGCCCTGCGCCGTCTTGTCAACGCTTTCATCACCGATGCTGTACTTCCATCCATCGCCAGCCGTCACCGTCGCCTGCTGCGTCAACACCAAATACTGTGCGTAGAGCAGTGCAATGCGCGCTGCATTCTCGTTCAGATGGGGATAGGCGTCCTCATCATCCAGTACATGCCCACCTGCGTACAGGTAACGCCGCTCATGCGTGTGTGTCGGCGTCGGCGTGATGGTCAATGCGCCATCAACAATGTTGATTTCTTCACGCCAGCCGTCGGGCATGACCACAATCCCAGAATCTGAAATGACGACGCCCTCCTGTGTCTTGAGTGTCGGCAAAACGACAATGTACAAACAGTCATCGGGCAGCGTGTACGTTGCCGTACCTGCAACAACGCTCAACGTTGCCGTCACCCGGCGCGGCGCATCCATCGACAGTTGCTGCACAGCATCACGCACATGCTGCTCATAGTCATCTGCGCTAGGCACGCCGCTGCGCGCCGGCGCAAGCCGCTGCAACCGCTCTGTCATTGCCGCCAACGGAATCGCCATCATTGCACCTCGACAAACGCCAACAGCGCCGCCATCCGCTTATCGTGCATACCGGGTACAGCAAGCAGCGCATCCGCTCCGTTTTCATCAACGTATCGACGCACATCTGCAGCCGTGTTCAACCCCATGTAGTGCAGCGCAGCGTCTAGTTGCTCTCCGATCCCTTTGACTGCTGTCCAATCCACAGGCGCTGGCGCATCATTCACAATGACCAACGCCCGTGGATTGTTGGCGACTGCTGCACGCGCAACAGCATCGTTGACCTGTCTCTGGTTGTCGGGAAACAAATACGTGTCCCCCACCAGAATCAGTTGGTTGCTCTGATTTCGCACTGTCAGCATGTCGCTTCCCTCACTCAAAGAAGATCTGGGGCAGCGGACTGCCCCAGACAGTTAGGACACCGTGACGATACCGCCCTTCGCAGCAATCAGCGACACGGTCGCGTTGTACTCCTCGACGTAGTACTGATCCGCTGCAACCAACTTCCCGCTGTCGTAGCTGGGGTATGGCCCCTTCATCGTCATCGGCTTCGACGCCAACACCCGATACTGAACCAGTTCCCGATTCGCCACGACGATCTTGCTATCCGGCATCTCCGTCGAGGCGAAGACCGGCAACCCCTTCACGCGCAAGCCGGTATCACCCGGCCCCAACGTGCCAGGCGCTTGGCTTGCATCCGGGCGATTCAGCGACACCGCAAACGCTGCCCAGTTGCTCAGACGGTCGGCATTGGTCAGCGACATCAAGATAGCGGTGGGCATGTAGTAGTCATTCTGCACAGCGACCTTTGCCACACCGATCTTCTGCACGAGTGCATCAACCGTATCGCTGCTAGAGTTCCAAGAGCCGCCGCTGTTGCCGCTGATATGCGCCTGCGCAATCGCCAGCCGCATCATGCCAGCATCAACCATCTGGCGAATCTCGCGAATGATCATCGCCATCGTGCGCGTGGTTGCATCCCAACCCAACTGCGTTCGCGCAAACGTCACCGCTTCGTCGCTGATTTGTTGCGCCAGGCGGTCGGCTGCCAGCTCGATGGTCTGGAAGGAGAGTTGCCCCTTGCCCCGCTGGATAGCGCCCATCTCCCCCGTGCGCACCGCATCATAGGTGTACGACACCTTCAGCGCCTGGCCATTGGTGATCGTGGCGACGGTGTAGAGCCGCCCGTTGGCGTAGTCGATCAAGTAGTCGGTGTACTCCGTGTACGTCACGGTCGCACCGCTGTTGGTCACAACCACCGTCCCCGGCTGAATGCGCTGCTTTGCCAGACTGATCCAGCCACCAAGCGCCGCTGTTGCGTTTTCCGCCGACACGCTCGGCTGCGCGCCGCTTTCCGCTGCATAGTTCTCATAGTAGATGCGCGTCGGACTGGCATCCGCAAAGCCGCTGTCGAACACAGACAGCGCAACCAATTCGGGCACCGCCTCGGCAATGATTGCCCGCATCACGCTGTAGGGCAGATTCAGATCGCTGACCTGTCCCGCCTCGGTCAACAGCCGCTGCGATTCTGCCAGCAACTGTGCCTTGTGTGCAGCGTCATACTGTTCCAGGTAGCGCTTGGCAAACAGCGCCGACGGCGTCTTCGCTTCGCGCAGGTCACGCATCTGCCCGTAACCACGCTCAGCCAGCCGTTCGGTGAACTGGAACGCAGCGCGAGTGAATTCAGGCTGACCAGTCTGCTGCTCGAAGACGGGGCCGATAACCTTTACATCGCCTTTGCCCATGCCAGCCAACACGCCTTCTGCGGCAATGGCGTCATACTCCTTGCGCTTCGTCTCGACGATAGCCGCCACGTCGCCAGGTTGCGCCGGTTTTGCTGCCTTGACCGCCTCGACAAAGAGCTTATTCAGCGCGTCGCCGTACTTGAGTTCCTTTGTCGCCTCCGCAATGGCCGCGTCGACCGCTTCCTGGCGCTCACGCTCCGCCAACTTCGCTTGCGCTTTCTGCGCTTCTTCCAGCGCCTTCAGCGTCTCAGCCTGCTTGCTTTCCAGTTCGGTCTTGGCGCGCTGCGCCTCCTCCAGCTTGGCCAGCAGTTCCTTGTCCTGCTCTTCCATGTCCATCTCCTCTTGACCTCTCCGGCTTTCCAACAGCCGGGCATAGGGATCGCTTGGTTCTGCAACCAAATCGAATCCGGTAATCTGTAATTTCGTCACTTCCTGGACGGATTTGCCGTCAACGCGCACCGGTTTTTGCCGTCCATACCCACGCATCGAAACGCCCACCGGAACGCCATGCTCAATCAAAGTCAGGATGTCCTTGCCCTTCGCTGTCGGCAAGATGACGCCTTCCAGCAAGACCGCATCGTCTTGCAATCGCGCCGCCTGCCACTTGACCACCGTCTCCAGCAAAGCCGGTCGCCCGCCCTTGTCGCTTGGATGTTCCGCCTCGCCCAGGGCAATCAACCGCCCCTGCCCGGCGCTCTCTGCCATGTGTACATTCAATTCAGCGATGGCGCTTTCCAGAATCGCACGCGGATAGCGCCGCCCGTTGGCATTCACCACGCCAGCCGTCACGCCGATGGCGCGCACCCGGCGCGCCCCATCCGCCTGCTCACTCTCATTCAATGGCGCCAGCGTCAGCGCCTGTGTCCATCGCTCTACCAGTCGTTTCATCAGTTCACCCCCAGCGCCGCCCCGTGCGCATCCAAATTCCCTTCCAGCCACAATTGCAGCGTCTCCATCAACACCGCCGGCAACGGCCCGATCGGCGATTGCCCCAACCATTCCCCGTACCGGTCAAGAAAATCATTCTCTCCGTTCAACCAACCGCGCACCCGATCCCGGTACTCATTCGACCGCATAATCAGCGCCTGCTTGTAGCACATACACTGCACATGCAACGGCAACGTCACTTCCCCCGGCTGGTACGGCCCGCCGCTGGCATATTCATCGCAGATGTCCACCTCAGAATGTCCAGGCGACAGCCGGATTTTTTCACCCTCTATCCACGGTGCTATGCGAAACAACTCATCATTGACCGTGTGATGTGCAATCTGAATCTCATTGCGCGCCATGCGCAGCGCGTTGTACGCCAACCCCCGGCTGGTGCATTCATCCCCTCGCGCCAGCCCCGTGCTATCCGCTGCCCGTTCGCCTGGCGTCATGCGATAGAGCCTGCTGTATGCCCACCGCGGGCAACCCTGCCCAGCGCCTAGCAACGGCTCCAGCAATCGCGCCAACCGGCTGGCGCTTGTGCGCTCGCTGTATGCCAACGCCAACACATTGCGAATATCATTCAGACCGTCCAATTCCAGCCGCCAAATCCGCTGCGATAGCGTAAACCCGTCCGAGTAGACCCTGCTCGCTGCCGCTTCCAGCATCCGCTGCCGTCGTTGTTCCCACAGCACCACAAATGCCGCTTCTTGTGGGGTCAGCGCCTCTGCAATCTCCGGTTTTGGGCGCAGGTGTTCGTGCATCACAACGTGGGCGCCCATCGCCAAATCAGCCGCTTGCACGCGTGCCCGTTCCAACATGCGCACCCAGGCGCCGTGCATTTGCGACCATCGCTGCTCAATCCCCGTCACCGCACTCGACAGCGCAATCCCATCGACCATACCCTCGCCATCGACCGACGCCTGCACAATGCGCACCAGGTCATCATAGACACCGCGATAGAGCCGGTGCGTCTCTGCCGTCACACGCAACTGCAAGCGCATCAGCGCAACCTGCTGCTGGCGATGGATGGAACGCGGTCGCAACTCAGTTGCCATCGTCGCCATCCTCATCATCGTCGCCAGCGTCAATCATCTGCGCCATGCGGCTGACCTCATCCGGCTTCTGTTTCGCCAGCGCCAGCAACTCTGCTTCTACGTCAAAGTCGGGCAACACACTCGACAGCAGGCGCAGCATGGTTTCGTCGGTCAGCAGACCCGTAGCGCGCAGACTGACCAGCGACCTGGCCGCCAAATCCATCGCCTCCGCCGTCAACGGCTCCTTGCTTGCCCACTCCACATTCCAGCGCAGCGCATCCGGCCAAATCCCCTTCAACAGCCACTGCCGTTCAACCAATGGCCGAATCAACTGCCCCGTGACCCACGCATTGACGCTTTCCAGCGCGCGGCGATACTGTCGCTCTTGTTCGTCAAGCACGTCTCGGTTCAGATCTTGCCCATACCCCAACAATGACATCGGCACCGGAGACGCCAACCAAAATGTGCGAATGTGGTGCAAAACATCTTCAATCTCACCGAGGTGCGCATCGCCCTGAATCGCCTGAATCGTCGTGCGCTTATTGCTGAAGAAGTCGGCAATCGCAATCGACGGATCGCCCAACACGTCCCGATTGCGCTCCTTGTACGCTTCAATCTCCAGGTCGTTGGCATCTTCCAGCGTATGCACATAGCGCATCCCTGCGCGTGTCTTTCGCCGTACCCAAATGTCATCCTCACCGTCGGCCATGCGCTTGTACGATGACCGTGCGCTGAAGAAGAGCGGATGTCCATAGCGGCTGCCTTCGTCGCTGTCCCATCTCGCCTGAATCATTTGCCACTCTGCGAAAAACACAGCGCCCATCGGCGGCGTATCGCCGATTGCCCACGCTTGATCAGTCCAGTAGAACGCCCGTGCAGGGTCAAAAAACTCGTCACGCTCATCTGTCCAACGGAACATCTCCAGCGTCGGCTTGCGCGACACATGCACGATGTCGCCCGCCGCAGTCGCGCCCACTTCCAAGAAGCTGTCGCCATCGCGCAGCGTCAAACGCACCCAGTCATCAAGCCGCGACCACACGTCGAGCCGGTCAAACATCTCATTTGCAATTGCCGTCGCTTCTTCCGCCCGTTGCCCCTCGACAACCAACTCAAACCCGTTCTTTGTCACATCGCGTGCCAGCGACTGCACAATCGTGCGCACGCGCGGATCTTCGTCGTACATCTTCCGGCTGTCCAGGACAATCGACCGCCGGTCATGCTCTGCGCCAAAGCGCGTCGCCAGCGTCGTCAGGCGCGCAGGTTGCGTCACCAACGTGACCGGCTGCTCTTGTGTCTGACGCGCCCGAAACAGCGCCTGAAATCGCTCAATCAGACCCATCAGCCCATCATCGCTTTCATCTGTTGCCGTGTCACCACAACGCTACTGCCCTTCGCTTCAACCGCTCGCAACGCCAACTTGTTGAACGCGCCCGAACTGGCATCTACCTGGTCTTTGTACTTTCCGTTCGGAAACGCTGCCAGTTCACTCAAATACGCCTCATTCCAATCACCTGCAACCAGATAGACATTGCCTACCGCCGCCTGTGCCGAGAATGGGTCAGCGCGCAACGCCTTGTCACCGCTCACCGTTTCCTTACGCACCGAAAACCCTGCCAGATTGCGCACCGTGTTTTCCGCGGACTCCTTGCCGCCGCTGCCCGGCTCCTGCTCCATCCACACCTGCACGTCACGGTATCGCGCCTGGTCAATATGTGCAGTCTGCAAAACCACCGCTTCCCGTTCCGCCGCTGACCACTGACCCCGCTTCACATCAACCACAAAAAAGCGACCGTCAGAAGCGACCGCCATCAACACACCGGCGGTAAAAGCGCCCTGCTCTCGTGACCCGGCTTTGTCCCAGTACCGCACAAACCGGCAACCCGCTGGCAACGCCTGCACGACTGCAAACCACTGCCGCTTGAAAAAGTCGCCATCTCGCGGTCCCGGTCGTTGCTGAAACAGCGCCGCCCAGAAGTACGCCCCGATGCGCCGCTCTACCTTGCGCAGCTTGTGCGCTGGATACCGCTCTGCGCACAACACCTCGCCCGGCTCTCGTTCATCCGCCTCGACCGTACACGTTGCCGGAAAATCCCGTACACCCTCTGCAACCGCTGGCATGTTGACAATGTGCCAGCGTTCCGGCTCGTCTTCGTTGCTTGCCTCATGCGCCAGCAACCAACCGCTCAGGTCATCTTCGTGCCATCGGGTCATAATCACCACGATGGCGCCGTTTGGCTCCTCGCGTGTCGAAAACGTTGACCGGTACCAATCCCGCTGCTTCTCCCGGATGGTTTCCGACGCCGCTTCTTCGGCATTCTTCAGCGGGTCATCGATAATCCCCAGATGAAAGCCCTTGCCCGTCGCCGGCCCGCCTACACCCGTTGCCCACAACCCGCCGCCTTGACCGGTCTCCCAGTGCTTGACCGCCGCTGCGTCTTCCTTCAGCGAACCACCGGCGCCGAGATAGTTGTCACGCGCCGCCCTCGACAGCGTGAACGCCAGTTCCGCCGCATACGACGTAATGGCAACCCACCGCTCAGGATGTCTGTGCAGATAGTAGGCTGAAAACAACCGGCTGACCGTTTCACTCTTGCCATGTCGAGGCGGCATAAAGACCATCAGCCTGCTGATTTCCCCATCTGCAACCCGTTGCAGCACCGCTATGAGCTTGTCAACGTGCCCGTAAAATTGAAACTTCGGATTGACACGCCGGATAAACTGCGCCAGCGTCTCAGTCGTCTTCGGCGCCGCCCGGCAATGCTTCAAGTAACCGGTAGGTCTTATCCGCGATGACGCCGAAAAGAACAGCGATTTCGGAAGCGGGTTGTTTTTTGAGCCAGACGTCGTCCTGAAGTACATGCAGCATTTCTTTGGTTGTTTCCAGCATCATTTCGATGTTGTCCACAATCAGATCACCGATGCGCTCACGCTGCCCGCTGTTTGTCTCGCTGCGCATCGCACCCCGTTCCCGACTTGCCCAGCTTGTCACCGTGCCGCGCGGAATGCTGTACTTCTCTGCAACCACACTGATCGACTGCCCGGCCAGCAGCGCCGCCATCGCTTGCGCTTTTAGTTCATCTGGGTACGTCGTGCGCGCCATCGTCACTCATTCTTGGCAACCAACGTCACCAACCCACCGGCCATCACCGACCCCAACGCTACCACGTAATCAGGCAGCGCCTTGTCAGCGTAGGCCAACACAATGCCGCCCAGAATCACCAGGATCACAGCAACGGCCATCGCCGCTACCGCGATGCTATACAGGGTCAGCGCCATCTTCGGTTCTTTCTCAATCAGGTGTTCCGGTAAAGCAGCCGGGATAGGGTCAAACTCGTTCATACGCCATCCTTGCAGTAGCTGTCAGGTTTCCTACTGCAAGGATAGCATCCGGCAATTGACAGGGTGTCAAACCTCTGGAAACTCGCATACCCCTGGACATGTTTGCCAAACGCCATCAACCAACACAATCGACTGTATCCGACTCAAACGATACATCAACTTGTAAGCTCCATTGATTGTCAACCCCGTCAACTCTGCGACCTCTGCCGTCGTCATGGCGCGCCCCTCGTACAGACGCGCCAGCACCACCGCTACCCGCTCCGAAACCGTCTCAGGCTGCATCGATCACCTCAATAATCCGTTGCACATTGTCAACCGTCACCTGTCCCGTTCCAAGCTCAAAGACGCGCCAGCCAAGCTCAGTCGCCATGTTGATTTTTTCCCGGTCGCGCAAATAGCCAGCCCCGCGCACATGGCGCCCGCCCGACCACACGCCGCCGTTAATCTCGATTGCGGTTTTGGATTCCAAATGAGCGAAGTCGAATCGCCATTTGCGCGTTGGATGGAATCGATACTCCGTGACTAGCGGTGGCCCTTTGAGAAATTGCCAGGCGTTTACGAACGCCGCCGACAGGTTATTTCCCATCGGCAGTGATGTTCGTTTCGGTTCAATCGTCTCCACTATGCGAACATCCGGATTGCGTTTCAGTATTTCCGCCAGTTCTTTTTCGGTTATCGCCATAGATTGACCTCTGTCTCATTTCCTCTGCGTAACAATCAGCGCACATAGGGAGCGTGTCTTCGCGTCCGGTTTCGCCTATCCACACGGTAACGACGTGCGTAGCCGGTGATGGGTGCTTCCCATCGCTGCAATCGCACCAGCCGAACGGAGCTTTCCAGACGTGCTCAGGGCGTTCTTTGCCGAACTCCTGCAAATACAACTGGCAACGTTTGCAGCGCCCCTTGTGCGGCCGGTAGTCACCTAGCGGGACGTGGCAATTGCTGCACTCATTCCGAAACAGGCGACGCGGTCGGTTGTGTCCGAACCGTGTTTTGTAGTGATAGCAGGCGGAGCATAATCCGCGAAACAGCTCGCGCGATTCTTTGCAATTCGAGCAGAATCCCGGCTTTGCATTTTTCGAGCGAATCTTATCCGCTTCGGTGCGCATCCGCCCGTTTTCGTACCAGAACTGATAGCATGCGTGGCACATTCCGCGGGCGCCGATAGAACGTCCGTGCGGTTTTTTCTTGCGCAACTCTCCGCAATTGACGCAGTGTGTATGTTTTGTGCGTCTGCGCATTGCTGCAATATCATCTACCGGTCTCGCTTTTTTATTGCGATGCCAGTATCTGTAACAGTTGTTGCACATGCCGCGGGACTCGATCTCTTTTTCCTCGTGGCAGTTTGCGCAAATCCCTACGCCCATAGCACGTCCCCATCATCTTCATATTTCACGGATTTTGTCAGCGGCAGCGCTTCCGCTGTTTTCAAATGCTTTCGCTCAAAATTTGCGCAGGTTTCTCGCAGTAGTTCAGCCGGCGCCCAACCGCACCATTGACAGTAAACCGACCAAGATGCCATCGCACTGACAAGTGACTCATCGCCCTCGACTGCCTCTTGTGCAAGCCAATGCAAAACATGGTAGATCGTGCTTTGCTCATCTTCCCAGACATAAAAATTGTAATCAGTCTGCATCAAACCGCTGGCAATCATGTAGCCGCACTGACCCCACTCGATGCGAGAATTGACCTGGCGCTCGTTGTTGCGCTTGTCGCCAGCGCGCCGCTCTCTGAGGATGGCGTCCAACGTTTCTGCCGCCTCGCAGATGGCATAGTCCACGCATCCTGGCACATCCGGCAACGGGAACACATGCGCCGTGCGTGCCCTGCTCCCTGCGACGATTCCAACAAGTTCGGTGAGATTCATCATTTCATTTGTCCTTTCCATGAATTTCGCAATGGCACTTGTAGCAAACCGGTAAAAGATTCTCGATCACGTCAAAAGTTCCCCACGGCGGATAACGCAAATGATGCACTTGTGTCGCCCTGGCTTTTTTGCATCTCTGGCATATCCATCCGGCTTTCTGCATAGCCTCTTGTCTGATTGCCCGAAATCGCGGATGCTGCAAGTATTCTTTGTATCCGTGATATGGAGCATCGTCAGGATTCGCTAACTGAAAATGCTTGGTTGCATTTCTTTCATGAGTTGCCGTTTGGTTTTTGCCAGTTGTTTCCACACCATTGCCCCTTTATCTGTATCCATCCTGTAGAATCCGGCATTTTTCCACTCAGGCGCATCTGCCCAGTTTGTACCAACAAGCAATGACCACTGATGCTTTGCGTGCGGTTCTCTGACAAGCCACGTCTTTTTGTTGACACGTGCCAGTAACGAATCAAGCGCAATGTCGTCATAGTTCTCATTCAGAATCATTCGCTTCAGCGAAGCGGCTGCAATGTTGACAATCAAATCTGTGCGGTTGAATGGTTGCCTTGAAAACATGTCAGCCAACATATCGATGGGCAACCGTGCATCATTCGGATCGGCGTAGACATACCCAAACCGTTCAGCCCCAAAGTATCCCGGCAAGGTCGGCGGTAGCGTGATCTCATTGTCACCCTGCAACACCGTAACCTTGTTGTCGAGCACAAAGTGTCGCTGCAAATCCGCTGCATTGTCGGCGCGCAGTTCACACAGTACCGCCCTGTAATTCAAGCCATACTGTCTAGCTCTGGTGACGCCCAAAACGGCGCTGCCGATAATCCGCTCGCCTGTGTCCTCATCGACATATTCGCTGCGCGCCGCGTTCAGGTCGTAGATCCAAAAGTACGGATTGCCATTGCGCCACCTTGCCATGCTGCGCTTGGCGACGGGCATCAGGATGTCAAGGATTCCCACGAAATGCTTTTGCTTTGTAGCGGTCTCTGGACTTGTGCAAATGCCGTATCGGTTTTTGCCCATGCGTTACGCTCCTTCTGGGTATTCGCGCACACGTTGATCGAT